AAATTTCCATAGCTTTCCCCTTTCTTTGTTGCCCGGAGATTACAGCAATCTTCCGAGTTTGGGTTAACGTGCTTTGACACTGTGGGCAAGGATTTGCACCTTGCATGGGCGAACCACCTATGCGTGGACAGACGGATCGGATTATACTGGTCCTTACCTTATAAGCGTCTACCTATTCCGCCACCACAGTGTTCCCGTTTTAAAATCCATAAAATGACTTACATAAAAGCTGACCAGTCATCAGAAAGCATATCCGCTTGTGATGCAAGCCATCCGATCTGTACTCCACTTGTACCGACAAATGCCAGAGCCTGATTTCCGATTGCATCATGCTCGACATTTATAATCTTCCCTTCTGAATTGACATAGGAAATTGCTGTCGCAAGTTCAACATACTGATTCTTGCCGTTCCATCCAGATCTTCTGATTTTCATCCCAGTTTTCGCTTTTTCGATGGCTTCTCCAAATTTCATCTTTTCTCCTCCTATTTTCAACTTCGTTAAATGACTCTGTCAACCGGTGTCTATGCGCTTAGAGGCATCAATGGTTTATACAGGATAGGTTGCAAAGAAGAAAAAGTCCTTGATGGCATAAGACCCATAAAAACAATAAATTTTCCCGTCTGTGTCGATTCTTGCTCTGGCCGGAGTTTGGGATGATTGACCCTGCAAGACGACATAGGCACTGCTATATGCCGCACCCCATGTTGGAGCAAAGCCGGATGGCAACTGAAAATATGGGAGATTTCCAAGAAGCGTACTTCCGGTCATATCCACAACTTGTGCTGAGACTGTGACAAGATTGCCGCGCTTTGTACAGCAGAGCTGAGTAAAAGTACCTGTCTGTGTTGTAATCCGTGTCAGTGTGCCTGTGGTCAACTCGGTAATAGAGTCATTTAATGCTTTTACATCTGCCGCAAGCGACCCGGAAACATTCGGGTTTGCTTCCCGTGCATCAAGGGAAAGCCCGGTCGCCGTGGTGGTCTTGCTAAAGACGGGCGCTTTCCACGTTCCGTCTCCCCGCAGGTATGCAATCTGTTCACCTGCCGCAGGTGCGGGGACAAGACCGACAGATCCCGCCGCCGATGCGCTTGCACCCGCCATATTGGCGATTGTGTGGGTATGCGTCCCTCCTGCTGTCACATGACCCTGCGCATTGTAGGTCACATAAGGAATTGCGATGGTGTTCCTGCCGCTCGATGCGGTGGACTGCCCCGCTGTCCCGGCTGTGGCATAGTTATCATGATTGATCGTGGTTCCGGACAAGGTCAGTGCTGTACCTGCGGTATAGGTGGTATTCGTAGGCGTTGCCCATGTCGCATCGCCACGAAGGAATTGCCCCTGTTTTCCTGCCGCAGGTGCGGGGACTAGACCGTGTTCGCCCGCCGCTGATGCAGTCGCTTTCGTAAAGTCGTCGTAGACGGTGTCCTGCGTTGTGATTTCTTTTGTCCCACCCGCCGCCGTGGTGAAGGTTATCTTTTTGCCGCTGACACTGACACTAGTGTATGCCGCTTTGATGTCTCCGAAAAACTTGGCGATCTTACCCAAAATCACCTTGAAGCTGTCGCCCGCCGCAGGAATCGGATAGCTTGCCGTTGACGCTGTAGAGGCTCCGATGGTGGCATTTTGCGCATCGCCAGTTTTGTCGAGTTTGTCGTTTCCGAGTGTTGTTACTGCGGACACGATATCAGCGCAGAATTTCACGATCTTTCCGCCGATGACCTTCATGGTGTCCCCGGCAGCCGGTACCGGATACTCAGCAGTGGCCACCATGAAGGTGTCGACCACCGTATCCGACAGGTCGCCGCCGTTCAGGTCCACCTTGCGCCGCAGGTCCGCCACGGTAGCCGTGCCAGTGTCGTTAACCACCATGGTCAGGCTGTTCGCGTTCTGGATGCTCATCTGGACGTTGAAAATAAAAGCGGAGGGGCTGTCCTGGTCATAGACCGGCATCTCGTCCGGGGTCTCCGCAGTCATGACCGCGATCAGCGTCTCGGATCCTCCGGTCACCTGGCCGTAGATGCCGATGGTCTCCATCAGGTAGGCCGTGTCGATCCCGGTATTGCTGAAGCGGGCGGAGACCTGGACCACGTTGCTGCCGTAGACGGAGGCGTCCGTGATGCTGGCGGTCTGCTCGATCCCGGTCAGCGCCGTCAGGGTCGTGAGGTCGGTCCCCTCCGGGATCGCGACGGAGGAGGCCCGCATGACGGTCCAGGCAAGCTCCGCCTCGGAGATGGCCTGGGCCAGAAGGTTCTGGCCCGCTGCAGTGATTACCGCGCCATTATAAAGTCCCATATCAGTTACCTCCCGGGGAGATGGTTTGTTCGAAGGTCCTCGTCATCCTGCAGCCGCTGAAGACGTCGCTCGGGATGTAGTTGGTGACCTCCTGGTTTGCGTATACGTAGAGGTGGGTCGGCACCAGGTCGTTGATCACGTCGTAGAGGAGATCCACGGCCCCGTACCGGTCCGAAGTCACGAAGATCTTGATCCAGCACTCCCTGGCGTTGACCTCCAGGGTGTAGTCTTCCCCGAAGAGGTCCGTCAGCCGGTCCCTCAGGTGCCGGACGGTATAGGGCGCAATCTGGGCGAGCTTCTGGATGATTCTCTCACGCCGGAAGTCAATCGTGTCGCCGTACCGGACCGAGAGGTGCAGGAGCCGCTCCCACATCTGAATCGTCGCCAGGTCGCAAGTCTGGATGAAAAAATTCTGCTCGATCTGCTGGGCTGCCTGCTCGTAGCCGGAGAGCTCGACCGCGTAGCCCTGCATGATTGCGATGTACTCCAGGACCGGTTTGAACCAGTCCGGGAGCTGCCGCATGAGGATCTCATGCACGCCGTCGACCGTGTGGACGTTACTCACTGAGCGTCACCTCCCCGAGGACCGGGACCTGCTGCAGCGCAGCGGTCTCCGTGAGGGTCAGGTCTCCGGAGACGCCGTTCAGCGTGAGGTTCATGACGTTGACCACCTCCGGGACGGCCGCCAGGATGGCGTAGATGATCCGGGCCGCGTAGACGGTCACCGGATAGCTAACCTGGTGCGCGACCAGGGGAGCTCCCCAGGACGCTGCCACGCTGGTGATGTAGTCGCCGATCGCCTCTTTGATCTGATCGCCGTAGAGCTCCAGGCCGTTGACTATGGTCCCGTTGAAGACGATCGTCGCTGAGACATCGATGCTGAGCTGGGTGGCGCTCTGGATGGTCACCGCGGCGCCGATCGGCGCGACGCCGTAGCCATTCGGGGAGGGCCCGACGCCATTCTCATCCGGCGGACAGATTGTCTCCTGGACGGTCTGGACCAGTGCCGGGGATGCCGCCGTGAAGTCGTCCGCGATGATCGCGCAGAGTGTGGTCCCGCCGCCCTGGTACTGATTGGCCGGATAGATCTGCACGCCGCCCACGCCGGCGATCTTGAGGATCGCCTGCCGGTACTCGGTGATGTTCCCGCCATAGCCGGCGGCGCCGAAAGAGGCCTTGTACCGTACCCGCAGCGCCGCGTCTGTCTCCCTCTCAGCGCCGGGCGTGATCACAGTCCCGATCACGGCGGACGTGAGTCCTGAGATCGCGGTCACCGGCAGGATCGGCCCCGCGTAGCTGTTGCCGATAATGCCAGGCGTCTCGCAGGTCAGCTCGTAGACGTAGGCCGACCCGGAGGCGCTGATCTGGTCCCCGCTCGTGAAAATCACGGAGTCGGCGCCGTTGATGGTCTTAAAGGTCGAGCCCTCCGGGATCGGCACGTCGAAGGTGCCCTGCCGGACCGCGGAAGTCGCCGCGATCCTGGTAAGGCCCCGGTTCGCCGCCAGATAGTCCAGATTCTCGCCGGTCGCGGAGTCCACGAAGGCCTCGCCCTGGATCTGCTGCAGGGCCAGCGCCAGGCCCTCCAGATACCAGGCGCCGGGGCCCAAGGCGGTCTGGATCAGAGAGCCCTCTCTTTTATCCAGGCGGTCGTCCACCTGCCCGAGCATCTGCTGGAGGATCTCCGCATAGCTGTAGCCGCTGGAAAAGTCGATCATATCTGCATCACCTCCGAGATATCGCCGAAGACGGTATGCACCGCGAAGGTCACCGTCATGGAGTTGCCGTCCGTCCGGGAAAAGCTGAAGTTGTCCACGGCGCGGATCCTGTCGTCAGTGCTGAGCGCCTCCTCGATGAGCCGAGGGAGCTCCGAAACGATGTACGCCTCGTCCTCTCCGATCAGGTCGTCCAGCTCCGCGCCGAAGTTGGTGCTGTATATCTGCCAGCGGAAGCGCTCCACACTGAGAGCGATCTCGACGGCCTGCCTCACAGCCTCCAGGCCCTCGTCCATCCGGGAGACCTGGTTATGTTCTTTGTCGATCAACCACGTGAGAGACGGCTGAGACGCCAGCACCAGCTCAGTGCCGAAGCCGGCAGATTCTGGGAGCGTTGCCATACATTTCCTCCTTTACTGGACGCGGGACAGAACAATGAACCGTTGGCCGGCGGAGCACCGCAGCATAATCACGCGTTCCCCTGCCTGCAGAGGCCTCACGATCGGAACGGTCACCGTCACTCGGTCACCGTTGGAGTCCGTCGCCGTCACGGTCTCAGACCGAGCGATCACCTCGGACGTCAGGACGATCGCGGGCTCTGGGATCGGCTGCATCGTGGTTTCCAGCGTGATGCTGATCGGGGACGGCGTGACGACCGTCCCGAAGACCAGGTCCGCTGGCTTCGTCCCTTCCACGGTTTCCTGCACGATCTTGTGCAGGACATCGATCAGGTCGCCGCTCATGCCGCACCTCCCAACTGGTCGAAGTTTTTAACCTCGACCGTCATCTTGTGCAGCTGCCCGTCCCAGCTGTGTGTCACCTTCTCAGCCATCAGGATCCGGTTGACGCTCAGCACCTGCACGGACCGGACCAGGACCGGGAGCATCATGCCCGCCCGGATCCCGGTGATCCCCATGCTCTCGAGCTTCAACGTCTGGCTCACTCTGTTGTAGTACTTGAGATAGGCCGCGCAGAGCTGCGCGATCTGGGCCTCGTTCAGGTTCTCGTCCACCTTGTCGTAGTACTGCAGGAGGCCCCACTTCCGGATGCTCTCCGTGTCCTCGTTTACGTAGATGTCCGTCCGGCCCGTGGCCTTATTCGGCCGGGCCAGCTTCACCCGGTTGTAGGTGTCGGAGTCGATGTCCCGGGTGTAGGTGTAGTCGGTCATCATGGAGCCGTCGCCGATGATCGCGGTCTGCATCAGGTCCTTCGCCTCCACAAGGGTCAGCATCCCGCAGTTGTCGTAGAAGACCCAGATCTTCCCGGTCTGGTAGATCGTCTGGGCCAGGGCATCAAAGATAATATCCAGGCAGCTCTCGTTCTCTTTGATCAGCGACGGAAAGACGTAGCCCGTCGCCGCCATGGGCCCGACGGTCAGCCCGAAGTCCGCCGCGATCTGGCGGATAATGCCCTCCAGGGGAAGGTTCACGAAGCTGTAGGAGGCCTTCGCCTTCAGGTACCGGAGCTGGTCATACGCCACGTAAGAGGTGGCACCGTACCGGTCCCGGGACGCCGTGAAGACGTAGCCCACGAAGACCACCTGCCCGTCGTCCGTGAACCGGACCGTCGCTCCCTCCGGGATCGCGATGCCGGAGTCCTCGACGCCCTCGAAGCTCAGCTTCG